AGGAAAAACACCTGAAGAATTAGCAGAAATGCTATCAGCAGAAACTTGGCTCAACGGAAAAGAATGCGTTGAACAAGGCTTTGCAGACAAACTAGCCGAACCACTTGTGGCGATGGCGTCTATTAAATCACGAAAATTAGAGGACTTTGAAAATATGCCAAAAGCAATGAAAGACATGTTGTTTAAGCCACAAGGCAACGCTGGCGCATCTGCACCACAAGCAACACCAACTCCAGCACAACCGGCACCAACCGTACCGGTAAATCAAGCACCAACAGCTCCGGTAGATAACACCGCACAAGTGCAAGCCGAATTAAATAAACGCAACGCTGACATTAAAGCGGTATTTGCGCCATTTGGTACTACGCACAATGATTTGTTGGTGGAGTGTTTAGGTGATTTATCAATTACCGCAGATCAAGCCAAAGACAAATTATTAGCAAAACTTGGCGCAGGTACAACACCAAGCGCAACAGCAACGCCTTATGCAGGTAACGGCAACATCGTTGGTGATAGCGTGAAACAATCCTTATTGGCTCGTGCGGGTATCGACAAAGACAAAGCAGACGCCAAAGACAATGCCTACAATGCAATGACCTTGCGTGAGCTTGCTCGTGCGTCATTGGTCGATCGTGGTATTAGTGTTGCAGGCCAAAATGCAATGGGCATGGTTGGTTTGGCGTTTACCCACTCAAGCTCTGACTTTGGTCAAATCTTAATTGATGTGGCGCACAAATCCTTGCTTAAAGGTTGGGAAACTGCAGCGGAAAACTTTGATCAGTTTACCTCTCGTGGCACATTAACCGACTTCCGCGCGGCTAAACGTGTTGGCTTGGGTGATTTTGGCTACTTACCGCAAGTCGGTGAGGGTGAGGAATACACCTACGGCACAATCGGCGATGAAGGCGCTAGCGTTGCATTAGCGACTTATGGGCAATTATTTAGCATTACTCGTCAAGCAATCATCAATGATGATATGCACTTGTTGACAAAAATCCCTGAAAAAATGGGGCAAGCGGCACGTGCAACCATCGCTAAATTAGTGTTTGCGTTATTAACTGGTAACGCGATTGCGCAAGATGGCAAAAAATTATTTGATGCCTCGCACAAAAACTCATTTGATAATGCCGCATTAGATGTGGCCAATATTGATAAAGCAATTCAAATGATGAATGGCTTTGTCAATACTCGTGGTGAACCATTAGCGATTGAGCCTGATTTTATGTTGTTACCAACATCACTTTATACTCGTGCTAAACAAGTTCTAGGTTCGGCAAGTGTTGAAGGAGCTGATATTAACTCTGGTATTATCAATCCAATCCGCGACATTGTGCCGACAGTTAAATCCGCACGTTTACAAGTTGCCGATCCAAAATCTTGGTACTTAATCAACAAAGAGGCAATTGAAGTTTCTTATCTTGACGGCATTGATACGCCATACATGGAGCAACAACAAGGTTTCACTGTTGATGGTGTATCTACCAAGGTGCGCATTGATGCAGGTGTTAATGTAATTGACTACCGTGGCATTGTAAAAGTTACCAACAAGTAACCTAAAATAGCGAAACCCCAAGTAACGGAGAATTACCTGGGGTTTCTTTCATTCCAACTTCCTATACAAGAAGGAATAAATCGTGATTGATTTTAAACTACTTGATGGGGTTTGTAAAATGTTAGAAATCATCGATAAATCAAAGACGGCTCGGCATTTTATATGGGCAGTGCTTGTTCTCTCCTTTATTTGTGTGATTTTATGGTTATCGCCAGATTTCTTGGATGCATTAGGCAAATTCTTATTAATTCAGAAAGGACAATAAATATGGCTAAAAACTATATGCAAGACGGAAACACCGTGCGTTTTACCGCTACCACTGCTGTAAAAAGCGGTGATGTAGTAATGTTAGAAAACCTTGCTGTAATCGCAGTATCTCATGTTGCACAAAATGAAACAGGCGTTGGCTTAACTACAGGTGTATTTACGGTGAAAGCAAAAGCGGAAGATGACATTAAACAAGGTGCAATTGTTTACTGGTCAGCAACCGATGGTGCAACCATTACCGCTGGTAGTAACAAGCGTTTAGGTATTGCTTGGAATGCTAGTGGCGTATCGATGGGCACTGTAGATGTCAAGATCAACGCTTAGTCCGTTTGATGACGCACTCGCACAGGCGGACAAAGTCATATCAGATGTGATGATGTCCGTCTATGTTATCAACGGCAAAAAATACAAAGCGGTGCTTGATGAGACGCCTAATTTAATGAGCTACGAAGATAATCGTGTTAACGGCACGACACGTACGTTAACCATGTTTAAATCATCTGGCTACTCACCTAAATTAGGAGATATCGTTAAGCAAGGTCAAGCCGAATACATTGTACGAGGCTTTAGCTTTAATGATGAGTTAATTGTTTTGCAGTTGGAGTGATAATGCCTGTTACCGTTAAAGGGTTAGATCAAATTATTGCAAAATCAAAGCAGCTTGTCAGGGAAAAATTACCAAGATCGACTGCTGTGGCAATTAACAGTGTCGCAAGACAAGCAATGCGTAAAAGCACTCGCTCTGTTGCAAAGGATGTCAAAGTGCCGACTAAGCTTGTGCGAGGTCGCGCAAGGCTAAAGCAAAAAGCAACAACTCGCAAGCTGATTGCACAAATTAGTGTTAATCGAGGTAATTTGCCAATGTATCGTTTAATTAGCGATGCTAACAAGTCTGTGAGAGCCAGCAAAGGACAAATTAGAATTGGGCAACATCGTGTGCAGCGTGGGTTTGTCCAGACCTTAAAAAACGGGCGAAAGCAGGTGATGAGCAGGCAAGGGCGAGAGCGTTACCCTATTGATGTGGTTAAAATCCCATTAGCTGCACCGCTTACCAATGCTTTCCACCGTGAATTAAAAGGGTATGAATCTCAAATTAAAGTCGAGATTACCAAAACACTTGGCTCGGCTCTACGGAGGTAGTAATGCAAATCCATACTAAGATTCGGGGGCAAGTTATAGAGTTGCTACAATCGCAGATTACAAGCGTTAAGCATTTTTATTCAGGCCGCCCAATTTTTGTTGATATCGATCAGCAAAAAACAGCGATTTCTGTCTTTATTGAAGATGCTGAATGCGATGAGATTACGGTTTGCAGCAGAAAATGGAATGCTGCGTTAAATGTGGCGATTTATCTCAAAGCAAATCAAGGCGAAGATGAGCTAGATGTTATTGCAGAGCAAGTCAAAAACGCATTTGATGATGCCTCTCTCAACTTGCTTGATACTTGTAGCTTAATGAGTTATGACATTGAGCAAGACCAAACAAATCGCACGTGGTTTATTGCTACTGTGCGATATCAGATCAACTATGAAGATTAAAAAGGGTTAATCTATGGCAACACAAACAACCCCTTTCCAAGGGACTAAGTTTTATTTAGGCGTTGGTTACGACGCAGAAAAAGCTATTACAGCTTGTACTGTTACGCCAAATGCCACAATTACCGCAACAGGAAATGGCTTAAAAGCAGGTGATTTTATCCGAATTACTGGCTTAGGCGCATTAGATGGCTGCTATCCTGTGAAATCTGTTTCTACTGACACGGTAACGCTTGCCGATGAGGTGGACTGGAAAGGTTTCGATAAACCAACAGACTTTACTAAGGCTAAAGTCTCAAAAATCCAACTATCAAGCAATTTCTGCGCGATTAAACAGATTGATGGTGACGGTGATACATTAGGCGAGACAGATGTAACCACAATGTGTTCAGAGGGTACGGAAACAGAAGCTGGTGAGATTGAATACGGTTCAATTAAGCTCTCTTTCTACTATGCCCCGGCAACAGACATGCAAAAAGATTTGCGTAAAAAATTCTACAGCAAGGAAACGTTCCCTTGGTTAATGATTCTTAAAGAAAATCAAGGTGCTTTATATGGTACTGGCTTTATTCAAACCTCACCCAACTTTAGTGGTGAAGTAAAAGGTAAATTTGAATCAGGTGTAACCATTAAAAAAGCGAAACGTGATTATTTTTTACCTACAACAGCGTAAATAACAAAGCCGAGAGTTAATCCTCTCGGTTTTCTTTTTTTGAGGCGGAACGAATGAATTTAAGAGATAAACTTTTATCACACAAACCAAAAGTTAAACCAGTCGAAATTTTAGGTGATACCTATTACATCCGTGAGTTTACCGTTGGCGAAATGAACAAAGCCTTATACGGACAACAACAAGAATTAGTGCGAATTGCTGAGGCTCAAGGTATTACGCTTGATTTTACTAACGAAGATACTTTAACCGAGCAATTAGCCAAAGTTTACGACAAACATAAACTAACTCGCACAATCGCAATGCGTTTGTGTGATGAATACGGTGAAAACCTATTCAATGCCGAAGATGAAAACGATTTAGAGGCATTGTCTCAACTTGATAAAGCTGTCATTGAGCAACTTAACCAAGCCATTATGGACGGTGAACCAAAAAACTCACAAGCCGAAGAAAGTTCCAAATAAACCTGTCGCTTTCTCTCGGAAGAACACTGGAAGAAATTGAGCAGATGCCAGAAAGCCATTTACAGGAATACCGACTGTTTTATGAAGAACAGCCGTTTGGTTTATGGCGTGATGATTATCGTTCTGCCCAAATTTCGCACGTTTTGGCAATGGTTAATCGTGATCCGAAAGGCAAACCGCCAGAGCTTTCAGACTTTATGCCTTTTTACAAAGAGAAGAAAGACGAGTTTGATGACGGTTCGGCCGATTACTTAGCAAATAGATAACGGAGTAAAAATGGCAGGCTCATTAGGACACTTGAATATCCAACTTGAGTTAGATCAGGTTAAATTCCAAAGTGGTATCAATAACGCACAAGGCAGAGTCAAACGCTTTACCGATACCACTGCCAAACAATTAAATAATATTGAGCGGTCAATGAACTCGCTCAATCGTGTATCTGCGAACCTTTTCAAGGCTGGTATAGCTGGGTTTGGCGCAAATCAATTAAAAGGTTTTGCCGATGGATACACAGAAATTCAAAATAAACTTAGATTGGTGGAAAGTGCATCAATCAGCAGTGCGAAAGGCTTAGATAACGTTTTTGATATTGCGTTAAAGACTAACCAAAGTATTAATGCGACTTCTGGCGTTTATCAGCGATTTGCTCAAAATGCCGAAACATTAAAAATCAGTCAGGCACAGATTGCTAGTTTAACTGAAACAGTATCTAAAGCGGTTGCGGTATCAGGTGCAAGTGCAGGTGCGGCAGATGCGGCATTGACACAGTTCGGGCAAGCGTTAGGGAGTGGGATTTTACGGGGCGATGAATTCAATTCTGTAATGGAGCAAACCCCAGCATTGGCGAAAGCGATTGCGACAGGTTTAGGTGTTACCACTGGCGAACTTCGCAATATGGCTAAAGAGGGCAAACTGACGATGGATGTCCTCGTTCCAGCGTTAGAGCGAGCCAAAGAATCCGTTGACGACCAGTTTAACACTCGAATCCTTACCATTTCCGCAGCCTTTGAAAATCTAAACACATCAGCCATTAAATGGATTGGCGAATTAGATAAGTCCACTGGAGCGAGCGAAGCATTTGCTAAGGCTATCAACGAAATCGCTAATCACTTAACCGTAGTAGCAAGCCTTGCAGCAGGTGCAGGTGTGATTTGGAGCGTTGGAAAAATCCGCACTTGGATTGCCGCGAGTATTCAAGCATCTGCCGCTATGTCTGCTCAAGCCGCAGCAACGAGAAATCTAACCGCTGCACAACAAGCTCTAACCGCAACAGGCAAAGGGCTTGGTGGTGCATTAGGTTTTGTTGGTGGCCCACTTGGCTTATTAACTCTAGGCTTATCCGCTGGCGTTGGTGTATTCCTTGATTATCAGCAAAAAACAGAATCCGCTAGACAAGAGCTGTTATCTTTTGCCGATTCGCTTGACGTAACGACTGGCAAATTAGCCAATACATCTGCCGCAGTTCTTGATGGGATGAAAGCTAAGTTAGAGCAATCAATCATCGCTCAAAAGGACGAAATTCAGCGATTAGAAGAAGAGTACACAAAACTCAACAGAATAGTCGAACAAGGCAAACAAATCGCACAGCAAAGCGGAAAAGCGGAAGATTCGGCATATCTAGAGGCGTTAGCAAAAGCAACTCAAGATTTGGCGATTAAAAAGGCTGAATTGGCGAAAGCTAACGAAAAACTAACTAAATCTGAAGATGATTTGAAAACAATCATTGGGCAGGTTCCCGTTGCTGAATTTAACGATAAATTAAAGAGCCTATTGCCAACCTTGGATATGTCTAAGGTTAATATCGACAACATCGGCTTTTCGCTTGATGACTTAAACAGAATTTTCCCAAGTGCGGAAAGTGGTGCGGCATCTATTACAAGTGCGGTTGAGCGAATGGGTGTGATGGCTATTTTGGTAGCTAGTCAATTTAATGCTCTAGGGCTTAGTGTTCAAAATGCTTTAAGTGATAAAGCGACCAAGCTGATTGAGCGAAACAATCGCCAAATTGCAATTAACAGAGAAAAAGACCCAACCAAGAAACGCAGACTACAAGCGGAAGACAACGCATTAAATAGCGGATTTGAAAAGGATTCTTCTGATTTTTCTGCGGTGGTTGATAGTAACTTTGCTTTATTAGGCTCTCAAGCTGAGATTAAAGCGGCCAAAAAAGCTAAAAAATCTGGCGGTTCCAAAGTTGATTATGTGAAGCAGTTCACAGATCAACTAAGCGAAATGGAGCGCAGACTTTCAGAAATCAGAGCAAATGCTCAAGATATTTCTGTATTCGGTCAGATTAGCCAGTATCAAGAGTTAAATAAAATAACTCAAGATATAGCGGCAAATGGTGAGAAATACGCTCATTTTGGCGCCGATGGACTGGCTAAGCTTAAAAATATGGCAGCTCAAATTGATGCTGCACAACAAGGCGTGGCAATCGCACAATTTACCTATGATAACGGTGAAAAACTGCGAGCAATGGAGTTTGAGCTTGAATTGCTTGGTAAAACAAGACAAGAGCAAGAATTAATCCAATACAATCATCAATTAGACCTTGAGGCGGCAAGACTTAAAATCGGAATGTCGCAAGAAAATATTGCTAAGCTTGATGAAGAAATCGCTAAGTTGAAAGAGCGTAGAGCGGTTATTCAGGAAACCGAAAATCAACGCAAATCAGATCCGATTGCAGGCATTAAAGACGGTGTAAACCAAATCCAAGAAAGTGTTGGCGATGTAGCTGGTAATATCTCGCAAATAACTCAAAACGCTTTCAATGGAATGTCAGACGCTTTGACTGACTTTGTTGTGACTGGTAAAGCAGACTTCCGCTCATTAGCTCAATCAATCTTGAAAGATATTTCAGCGATGATTGTAAAAATGATGATTTTTAACGCTATCAAGTCGGCTGCAAGTGCCTTTGGGTATTCTGACGGTGGTTACGTTGGCTTTGCTAGTGGTGGTTATACTGGCGACGGTGGTAAATATCAGCCAGCAGGCGTGGTTCATCGTGGCGAATACGTTATTACTAAAGAGGCAACATCGAGACTAGGGATTGGATTTTTAAACCATCTCAATTATGGTCGTGGCTATGCCACAGGTGGAGCAGTAGGCTCTATTCCGTCAACTGGTTATAGACCAATGGCTGGCGGAAGTATTTCCGTCAAAGTAATTAATAATGGCGAGCCAGTTAATGCAAGTGTAGAGCAAAGACAGCGAAATGGCGAAACTGAAATCACAGTAGAGTTAATCCGTCAGCTTGCAAGAAGTGAAACTAATAGCATTATTTCAAATAATATGCGTTCTGGTGGCGTATTTGCTTAGGGGTAAATATGGAAACATTTAAATGGTGTATTAGACCTGATTTTCAGGTTGATAATGAGCCAACAGTAAACTTTATTGAATTTGGTGATGGGTATACGCAACGCCAATTGCAAGGGATTAACAGCTTACTCCGCTCTTATTCCGTATCGGTTAAGGTTAAAAACAAAGACCGCCTAGAAGTGGATGAATTCTTTAAAAGACACAAAGGAATTCATCCTTTTCTTTTTAAAGACCCGTTTACTGGGAAAAATATCAAAGCTGTTTGCAGTAAGTGGCCAGCCAAGATGGATTTAAACTTCACCGAGTTTACTTGTGAGTTTGAGGAAGTGGTAGCGTAATTTTTCGAATTTTGAGCAAGATCATAGAATTCAAAAAATCACATTTGTATAATATGATCCCTTTTTACCTTTGGAGAAATAAAAATGAAAAAACTACTATTGGCTGGCTTTGCTAGTATTTTGTTGGTAGGTTGCTCTACTACTTTACCTGTGTCTTCCTATACTCCACAAAACTACACCCGTTTTGCTGGTTCGGCAGAGATTGATAAGTTCCATTATCAACCATACGAACAAGGCAAGGTTGCAAGCAATCAGATGCAAAGTACTGCGCTGGGGCAAATTTTTGTTTCTTCTGATGTAGCAGATTTGGCTCAACGAGGAACCGCTTTAGAATTGGAAAAAACAGGTATAACGCTTGGTAACTCTAATGTCAAACTATCTGGTACAGTAAAAGAATTTAAAATGGATGATTTAGGGTATAGCGTTGATTGGACTTATATTATCAATTACACCCTGACAGATAAAAGAACTGCAGCGACATTATTAAGTAAAGATTATTCTGCTGATAAGAAAAAGACAGGTAAGTTTGGATTACCAATCGATTATGCGAATGCTGCTAATGATATGATTTTATCTGGATATAATAAATTCATCACAGATCCTGATGTTAGAAAAGTTCTAGAGAAAAAATAGTAAAAACCTTATTTGTTAAAAACCCTGAATGGCGATGGCTTATTCAGGGTTTTCTTTTTAAGGATAAATATGACAACCAACATCACCCAAAAATAACCATAAATCCCCTTGACACCCAAGGGGCTTTTTTATTAGTATGTTCTTCAAGGCTCGTAACCTTAAAACAAAGCGGAATTCCGCACCCGATAGCATAGCGGTTTTTTTATGCGTAAAATTTGTGATCTCGTTTAGTTTTATTGCCATTAAGACTTAACACGCATAAATCCAATTTCATCTATGCCGAGAGGGCGGAGAATACAATACCCGAAAGGGGAATAATCCCGGCCGTTCTTTGTTTCGGTTTACGAACCTCTTGGCGACCCTATTAGGTCAAATCTTCGTAAAATAAAACAAAGGAGTCAGAAATGGCTAATCAAATCTCAACCCAAACAATTTCATTCAACAATCAGTCATTAATTACCGTTGAACAAAATGGCAATCACTATGTTGCAATGAAGCCTATTTGTGAAAATATCGGCATTCAATGGGAATCGCAATACAATCGAATTAGACGTGACGATGTGCTAAATTCAGTTATATTCATCATGAATATGACTGGAAGCGATCGTAAGAATTATCAAATGATCTGCTTACCAATCGAATATTTAAACGGTTGGTTATTTGGTATTGATATTAATCGTTGTAAACCAGAAATCCGTAACACATTAATTAAGTATAAAAAAGAATGTTACCAAGCGTTACATGATTATTGGTTTAATGGTAAGGCTGAACGTAAAACCACGGTAGATGATCGCACAGGCCTACGCAATGCCGTGAATATGTTGGTGAGTAAAAAAGGCTTAATTTATTCCGATGCCTACCATTTAATCCACCAACGCTTTAACGTGGAATCAATCGAAGATTTGACATTAGAGCAGTTACCGCAAGCGGTGGAGTATGTTCACAGAATCGTGCTTGAGGGAGATTTGATTATTGAGGAAGTAAAAGAGCCCGGCATTAACCTCAATTTAAGCGAGAGCGAACTTAAAGATTTAATCAATACTTGGATGGCATTTACGCGTTTTGCAGATAGTGTCGGTTTCTTGTTACGAAAAATCCAACCAATCATTCACGGCAACCTTTATAGCTCGCCTGAATTTAATTTAAGATGGTGTAATAAGGTTATCCATGACACGCAACCGATAATCAAAAAATTGTTGGATCGTCTTCCGGCAGCACAATTGCTACACAACAGCAGAGCGCAAATAAAGCAACGCTGTGAAATGTAGAAAACATCATTTAAAACGACCGCACTTTGGAAACAGGGTGCGGTTTTTTATTGCCTGTAAGATAGCGATGTACACGTGACAAGCGGTGTTTCCTTTCTCCACTCACTGCTTCTTACAGGCCCCTTTTTGTGGAGAAAACAGGAAGAAATATGCAAACATTAACTGCAGAATTTTTAGGTAAAGAAGTTACTTTAGTGGATAACAACGGCGTGGCTTATGTGGCAATGCGTGAGATTGTGGAGGGAATTGGGTTAAACTGGGCTAGTCAGTCTGTGAAACTCAATCAAAATAGTCGTAAATTCGGGTGTTGCGATATCGCAACACCTACAAATGGCGGTATTCAATCAATGCTCTGTATGCCAATCAAAAAACTCAACGGCTGGCTCTTTAGCATTAACCCAAACAAAGT